GGTACAGCGTTGAGGGAAAAGAATAAAAAGAAAGAACGAAGTGCAAGAGACCGTGTACACAAATTTAAAAAGAAATTAGGAGAAAGATAATGCAACTAGAAACGACGATAAATAGATTAATTAGATATCTAAACAGACGAATAGAAGAATTGTCTACAGCTGTAACGTCCGGTGGTATTGACAGCATGACAAAATATAACTATATAATAGGACAGATAACAGCCCTAGAGGCAACTAAACAGGAACTCTCTAACCTGCTAGAAGATAAGGAGCAACATGGAACAGTCATCAACATCGAAGATAAAGCTACCGAATAAAGAATTGGTAGGTGTAAAAAAGTCAAAAGAAATTTCAAAAGATTCTGAGAAACTACCACAACCAACTGGTTGGAGGATGTTAGTTTTACCTTTCAAAATGAAAGAGAAAACAAAAGGCGGGATAGTACTTGCTGAAACAACTCTAGAGAGACAACAAGTTGCATCACAATGTGGTTTAGTTTTAAGAATGGGTCCAGACTGCTACAAGGACAAGGATAGATATCCTGATGGTCCTTGGTGCAAAGAGGGAGAATGGGTAATGTTTGCCCGTTATGCTGGCTCAAGAATAAAAATCGAAGGTGGGGAGATACGTCTGCTAAACGACGACGAAGTTTTAGCAACCATCAAGAATCCAGAGGATATCTTGCATGAATATTAACATAGAAGGAGTAAACTATGCCTAAAGACGAGAAAATGGTTGAACTAGATACATCCGGTGAAGGCGCTGAGATTAATCTAGAAGAACAAAAAGACGAGTCGGTAGTTGATACCGAAGCGCCGAATCAAGAAACAAAGGAGACGAATGAAACAAATAATGAAAACGATAGTAAGTCCAGTGACTCATCTGAGAAATCTGATGAGCAGTCTAATGTACAAGCTGGCGAAAAAGAAGACGAGAAGTTAGAGGATTACAGTAAAGGCGTTCAAGCTAGGATTGCAAAACTCACACGTAAAATGCGTGAAGCTGAAAGACAAAGAGATGCAGCTACAGAGTATGCAAGAGCAGTTGAAGAGAAACGACAAGAAGTAGAAAGACGTTTTGTGAAGGCTGATGCTGATTACATTAAAAAATCTGAAACTAATATCTCAACTGGTTTAGAAGCGGCACAAAAAGAATTGTCTGCTGCTATTGAATCAGGTGATGCTAAAGGACAAGCAGATGCACAAAAGAGGATAGCTACTCTTGCTTTTGAAAATGCTAAAATACAGCAACAAAAGGAAGCTGCAGCCAATGCCCCTGCAAAACCATCTGAGGTTCAAATACCTCAACAACCGGTTACGCAGAGCGCACCAAACGACCCTATGGCAGAAGCTTGGGCATCAGAAAACCCATGGTTCGGACAAAACAGAGCCATGACATTCACAGCGTTCGAGATTCACAAAGATTTAGTAGATAAAGAAGGTTTCGATCCAAAGTCTAAGGACTATTATGAAGAAATAGACCGAAGAATGAGAATTGACTTTCCCAATAAATTTGGTAATACTGAGTCTAGAAAAACGACCGAGCCCGTTCAGACGGTCGCTTCAGCAAAAAGAAGCGTAAAACCAGGTCGCAAAACTGTGAAACTCACTTCATCACAGGTAGCAATAGCTAAAAAATTAGGAGTGCCACTTGAAGAGTACGCAAAACAATTAAAAAACACGGGAGGAGCGTAATATGGAAAAAGAAAATAAAACGTCTCGTGCGAACAACACACGGTCAAAATCTGAAAGGCCAAAAGTGTGGGTTCCACCTTCATCTCTAGATGCACCCCCTGCACCTGATGGATTCAGGTACAGATGGATAAGAGCAGAGAGCGTAGGTTTCCAAGATACTAAGAACATAACTGGACGATTAAGAGAAGGTTATGAACTTGTGAGATCAGAGGAAGTCGAAAATGCATCTGACTATCCAGTTGTCGAAGACGGCAAATACAAGGGAGTGATTGGGGTTGGAGGCCTTTTGCTTGCAAAGGTACCGATCGAGATCGCGAAGCAGAGACAAGAATATATGACTAACCGTCATAGAGAAAGAGACGATGCAGTAGAAAACGATCTTATGAAGGAGCAGGATAAGAGGATGCCAATCAATGTTGATAGACATTCTCGTGTAACCTTCGGTGGTACAAAGAAATAATTTTTTAGTTATTTCTCGGGTTAATCCCTATCATCGATTTAATATAAACCGTCTGTAGAAATACAGACACAAGGAGACAACTATGGCAAATAGAAACACACAAGGTTTTGGGCTTATACCTGCTGGTACGCTTGGACAAACTCCAGCGACTGCCGGATTAGGAAAGTACAAAATCGATGCTGGTTCTGCTACAACACTCTACAATGGTAGTGCTGTGGCTTCTGCTGCTGGTTATATTGTTGATGGTCAAACGACTGCTGCACCTATCATTGGTGTATTAAACGGAGTATTTTTTACGGATCCTTCTACTTTGAAGCCTACGTTCAAAAACTTCTACCAACAAGTAACACCAGCTAACTCAGAAGACATAGACGCTTTTGTGTACGACAACCCACAACAGCAGTATGTAGTAGCAACGGACGACGCAGTAACACAAGCCGGTTTCTTAGAAACTTATGACATGAACACGTCATCTGGTTCTGATACAACTGGTAAATCTAATGCTACATTAGATATCGGTGATACAAGTGCGGATGCAGATACTTTCAGATTGTTAAGAGTCGCAGAAGATCCTGAAAATGAGGATATTACTGCGGGCTTTGCTTCTGTAGTAGTTGTTCCAAACTTGATTGAACTACAATCATAATAGGAGAATAGGAGAATAAATTATGGCAATATCACGATCACAGCTAGTCAAAGAACTAGAGCCAGGATTGAACGCCCTGTTCGGCCTGGAATATAAAAGGTATGAAAATCAGCATGCTGAGATTTATACTACTGAAACTTCTGACAGAGCTTTTGAAGAAGAAGTAATGTTAAGTGGTTTCGCAAACGCACAAGTGAAAGCTGAAGGTGCAGGCGTGTCTTTTGACGAAGCACAAGAAACTTTCACGGCTAGATATACTCACGAGACAGTAGCTTTAGCATTCGCAATCACAGAAGAAGCTATCGAAGATAACCTCTACGATAGACTTGCTGCTAGATACACGAAAGCTTTGGCAAGATCGATGAGTAATGCAAAACAAGTTAAAGCTGTTGACCCATTAGTAAATGGTCTACCAGGTGTAGGCACATTTAAATCGGGCGACGGTGTAGCTTTATTTGCAACTAACCACCCTACAGTAGCGGGTACATTTAAAAACACGCTTACTGTGCAAGCTGACCTTAACGAAACTTCATTAGAGCAGTCATTAATTGACATTGCTAAAATGACAGATGAAAGAGGTCTAAGAATTGCAGCTAGAGGTGTGAAAATGATTGTTCCTTCGGAAAATCAATTCACAGCTGAGAGATTGATGAAATCTCAAGGTAGAACTGGAACAGCTGACAATGATATTAACGCAATCGTTTCTATGGGAATGGTTCCTCAAGGATACAGAGTGAACAATTACCTAACAGATACTGATTCGTTCTACATCATTACAGACGTACCTAACGGTATGAAAATGTTCAACAGAGCTCCGTTGACAACTGCAATGGAAGGTGATTTCGATACTGGAAACGTAAGATACAAAGCTAGAGAAAGATACTCATTTGGTGTATCTGACCCTAGAGGTATATTCGGCGTAGAAGGTGCGTAATAACTAATTAAAAAGGGGGCTTCGGCCCCCTTTTTTTATGGTGGGAAAAGAGGGAATCATGAAAATATTTCGCGTACAGATAAGAGCATATGGCTACTACGCTGACTTTGAACTTGCATCCGAAGACAGCTCAGAAGCTTTTGAAAATGCACTAGTTGACAAACTAGGAGAAAATGCTATAGTATGGGAAAAAGATGGATTTAGTAATAAATCTAAAATATGGATAACCTACGAGGAGACCATTGATGCAAATACAAGTCAGAGACCTTTACAAACAGAAGAGAAGTCTCGAGACAGAATGGGCGGTGCATCAGCGTGATAACCAAAGGTATACTTTGGACATGGTAAGAATCGACAACAAAATAAGAGAAGTTGTCAGCGCTATCAAGCAAGAAGAAGCTAAAATAGCAAGCCATGCTAATAAAATAGAAGATGCTGCGCCAGAAGTTTCAGTAGCTACTTAGTAAAAAGCTACATCTTGGATAAATATCAAACCAAATTACAGGCTCTCTTGCACTCTTGAAAAAATAAGAGTATAACTAACCCACTATACAATTATAAATTGGTGCATAGACGCGTATAGTCGACGGCCTAGAGACTATGTATCAAAAACTAGGAGGATATAATTATGGCAAGAACTAACTTTTCGGGACCAATTAATGTTGGCCGAATACAAACAAACACAGGATCAGATATTTCTGAAAATGTAAGAAACGTTGCATTCGTAGAATGTCATGCTTCTTTTCCTGTAAATCATAGTAACTTTACTATAACTGACGATGATGACAAGTTAGCTGTGACTGGCTCTAATGGAGCAAGCACGACTTCTGTTACATTAGTAGATGCTACTCAAAACGTACCAGGAATAACTTCTGATGGTGGTTTTGAAGCTGCATCTTCAATCACTTTAACATCTGCTGGTGATGACTCTACAAAAACTGCAACTATCACTGGAACAGATGTTTTAGACAATGCACAAACTGAAGCTTTAACAATGGCAAATGCTGGTGCTGCAACTTCAACTAAAACTTTTAAGACTGTAACTTCCATCGCTGTAAGTGGTGGTGGTACTGCAGGCACTTTAAAAGTTGGTGTGTTGGAAACAAACTTGATCTCAGTTGTGTGTAGATCGTTATTTAACGAATACCCACTTGGTCAGTCTTCAACAACAACTGATAAAAACTTAGCAAACAATATTGTAATTCCTAAATTTTCTAGAATTAACGATATAAGATTTGTAGTTAACGAAGCTTTTGATACAGCTGGATTTGACGTACAGATCGGTGCTAACGTTGCACAAGCAAACGGATCTATGACTAACAGTCATGACTTAGATTACTTTGCAGGTGATGCAGACAATGATGTAAAAGCCGTTGCTTCTCACCACATACCAACTGGTATGGACCAAACAGTTGCTCAGATGAAAAACTGTCTGAACGTTTCAGACGATGATGCATCTGG